CCAGAACGATGAGAACATCAGCCACCTCATCTACAGCCTTGTCGTGGAGCTCATCCTGGGCCTTTTCCTTGGTCTTATACCGGGGATATTTGGAACAGACTGCAGCCAGCTCACACAGCTCCTCAGTGGATACCAGAATCTGAGCCGTGTCTCCATAGGTTTCCCTGGCTTTTGCCAAGACTTCCCGCTGCTTTTTGTTAATGAATCTTGTCACATCCATTGATGAATTCCTCCCAGTAACACTTGATGCGTTTCAGATTTTTCTTTCTTGTTCGGCCCTTCTTGGAATGGTACGCTAAATGGTACAACTTGGGAGGGGCTACAATCTTGTATAAGCGTTTCATAAGCTGGTGAATCATAGGCATAACTGAGCGTTCTACAAGCTCAGATATAGCTTTTGCTACAGTTTCAACCGCTTTTACAATAGCCTCTCCAATGGCCTGAAAAGCCTCTATCAGCTTGGTGTAGGTTTCCTCAGTTAACAAAGGTGTTACAGCCGGGGCGGGTAATGCCAATTGCGCAGTGTTCTCCACACCTCTCTCCTCCTTCCTTATTATAGATGGGTAGTTACTACCCCCGGACACGTAAAATGGCACCTCGGCCATTCTACTCAGCCGAAACTGGCTCATCTATCACTCGTGTCCTCTTTCCAGTCCGGGATATAGGTGCAATCCACACCAAAGCTCTCGAACATAGCAGAGGTCTGAGAGCTGATACGGGCTGTGCCCCCATAGTACACATGCTTGATACCCGCAGCAATGATAGCTTTGGCACAACCCTCGCAAGGGTATCTGGTAACAAAAATGGAGCTACCCACAACAGGGTGACCTAACGCAGCCGCACTGCAGATGGCGTCAATCTCGCTATGGATTGCACGGCAGTCTTCAGGGTTTCTATGGTTCTTGCTATCCTCCCCATACTTTTCCACACGGAGACAACCACGGGGTGTCTTACACAGGTCAGGCACAGCACGATTAGCACCCAGGGCAATCACCCGTTCCTGATTCACGATAGCAGACCCAACAGCAACCTTCCTACAGCCACTGAGCTTATTTGCATAAGCCTGAGCCATGTCCAGATAGTCTTTCCAGTTCATACTTTTCAGCTTGTTCATTGTCTCTTGTTCCTCTCTTTTATAATCATATAGATGCAGAGGGGCCAAGCAATAGGCCAAATCAAGCCAACAGTCAAGGCAGTCTTGATTCCCTCTTTTGACTCTGTTCCTGTTATGAGAGCACACAGAATAACAATAATCATTGATAGCAAGGCACCCTCAGCATACCAATACAGTATATCAATCATGCTCTGTACCTCTTTCTGGGTCTGCCCGTACCATCCTTGGCCCGTATGTACTTGGACAACTCACAGAAGCAATTTTCCAAGGACATGACATTGAAACATCTGTCCTCTTCAGGCAAATCCCAGAACACCCGTTTGGCATCCCAGTCTTTTCCCAGCTCCTCAACAAACAGCCTGTCCAGGTTATCCCTCAGCCAAAACAGGCACTCTTCATAGCTCATCCCATCCCGATTTTCAAACAGATAATTGAGCCCCATGACGCAGCCGGGTCCAGCAACCGTGAATTCATTCTCAGAAAACGGGAACTCAGCAATGTAAGTCATATCCACATAAAACTGGTATGCCAGAAAACGGCCAATGCCATTATAGTCCGTCAGGGTCTGATAGACCTCTTGCTGATTGACACAAGCCTTGATGTCATCCACCAACCCCTCGTTGATGAGGATTTTGATGAACTTGAGGATTCTCATGGGGGCATAGCTCTCTCCAGTCACCCTCTTCAATGTGTTCTTCATACCCACAGTATGAAATGCTGCAGTGAAGAATACCCGCTTGGGGTCTTCAACCAGAGCTGCTTCAAACAGGCTTCTGTACCACTCAGGGTTCCAATCAGGGGTTTGACTGAACTTGAACGGCATAGAAATCAGTTCAGCTGTTTCATGCTTGTTGTACAAACGGAACAGAATGACATTGAGAAGTTTATCCTCATAGGACAACTCAGGGTTGTTTGCAATGTGTTCAATCACCCATTTGCTCTCCTTGTCATGCTCCCGGCGAATGTTGGTGAATCGGAAATCCCGGAGCACCTGGTCAGTGGTCCAGGGTGGGTCTTTCTTCAGCACATCCTTCCTCAGATGAATCACGTATCTGCGCTTGATGAAATTGTACAGGTACAAAAGATTGCGTTCATTCAACACAGGCTGAGCTTTCTTGATGCGCTCCTTGTCTACTCCGCAATACAAGGTGTCTGCAGGTTTGTTTCTCACTTTGCTATATCCTCCTCATAAGGGCTGGGCAAGCTCCAATCCCAAGCTGTTGCGTTGCTCTCCCAGGTTTTATAGAAATAGTTGTGTTCACCATCCCCGGTGAAATACAGGTATTCTTTGGGTAGTACCCGGCCAGAATCATCTCCCTCAGACCAATATGTTAAAACACTATTGGCCAGCTGGAGCATATCTTGAGTTATGGGATTGCTTTCAGAATACCCATTGAATTGAGCTCTCTGTGTGACAACCTCTCCTACAGAATCTGGATACAAAGGGCTGTCCACCCGGTTGAGTACACACCACATAACTGCAGCCTGTTCTGTTACAGAGCACCCACGGGCCTCACCCCAAGCAACATTGGCCAGGTATTCTGCCGCCACATAGTCCACATAGGCTTCCTTGTCATCATAGTACAGCTGGCCATAGCACAGCTCAGGCTCAACCTCAACCCACTCTTGGGTTTTTAGACTGTACACAGCCTGATTTGCAATCTCCTGTGCGTCCTCTGCCACAGAGATGGCTTGCTTGGTTTGTTCCAGGGAAGTCTTGAGCAGTTTAACAGCGCTCATATTCAACAGTACTGAGACCATCAGAAGCACACAGCATATGAAGAAGAAAGTGCAGTACGGGTTGGTGTGTCTTTTCTTGAGGTGTTTCCCCTTGTTTCCAGAATATGTAGTCATTGTTTCAATCCTCCATCAGTTTGGAGGCCAACATATCAGCGGTGTGTGTCCAGAGTACATTTGGGAACTTTCTGATTGCTTTATCATACCCATCCCAATCGTCTGTTTCATAGGCACCCATATGATACCTGATACACAGCCGTTCCTCTTCTGTCAGCCCCATATGTTGCTCAATCTTACAAACTGAGTCATACCCATGTCCACCAAAACCACTGTACTGAGGGTTTTTGATGTAGAATGTCTCAATCTCGTGCTTGAGCGGGTTCATGTCCTGGCTCAGAGTGTACATACCGATTTTGGTCACATCATGGAGAATACCCACAATAATCGGACTTTCCACCCGGCTCCAAGGCTGCGTCACTCCCTTGTTCCTCATATCCAAGAGCTGGGAAGTGACATTGACACAGTGGTCATACAGTCCTCCAGGATATGCTGCGTGAAACCCTCTTGAGGCAGGTGCCCTGAAGAAATCTGTGGTACACAACCACTCATACGGGAACAGCTCAAGTGGAACATTGTTCTTTTCAAGCAGCTCCAGCAAGTCCTTCTTGCGTTCCTCCTCAGATAACAAATGCTGTTTCACTGATGATACCTCCTTTTCTGGCCATTCGGCCTCACGCATATATTATAAGGTATCACCCCCGGAAAAGTAAAGGCCGGGAAACGGGGAGAAAAGCCCGGAAACCACATTATTTCCTCGTACACTCACAGGCTTTTCCTTCCCCTATCTCACCCCTGCTCCCCTTTTCGTGAAATCCGCCGCCGCATCAGACCTCGATGCGGTTGGCGAACTTCTTATTGTTAGAGTCAATCTGGATGCCGGTTTCCTTGTCGAACTTCAGCTTGCCCTTGGCGGTCTTGACGGTGATGGTGGTCTTGGTTTCCTTCTCCACCTTGAAAGTACCAATCAGCATACCAGTGAAGGCTCTGACATTGACCACCTTCTCACCCTCATCCTTGCGGAGATTGATGCGCTCACCATCAACAAAGTTACTGTGACCGGGCTTGCGCTCAGGAACAGCAACCAGTTCCTCAGACACCTCATAGCCATCAGCCCGGAACAGCTTGGCAATCTGCTCACGGATGAACTTCTTACCAGCGAACTTCACGCAGATGGGAGCGGGGCCACCATCCATACGAATACCACCCAGCATCTCGTGGCCACTGTTCATCGCCTCATCATACACTTCCTCAAACATGTCCTCAACAGAGGGCATCTCATCAATGTGGCCATCCTGAACGGAGTTTTCATAGCCACCCAGAACATAGGTGTAGGCACCTTCAACATTGCTCAAGGCACTCTTCTGATGCTTGGTCATGGTCTTGGTTTCGGTCTTGGGCTCCTCAACCTCAATCTCCTCAACGGACTTCTTGAAGGTCTTGCGGAGAGTGGTCAGCTTCATAGTGTGCTCAACGCCATTGGAATCAGTCAGAACAGCAATGTTATTGGTCTCATCGGAGGAAACCAGGGTGTAAACCTTGGAAGCGTTCTTGCGGCTGGTATAGGTGATAATGGTCTTTTTCATTGTATTCAATCTCCTTTTCAAATGTCCGGGTGTTCCGGTCTGTAGGTGTTTTCCTCTTTACAATCATGATTATACGCTTGTATCAAAG